TATAACCATTTTTAGGATAATTCTCAACGGTAACACGTTGACCCTTTTCAAAAATTATTTTCTTCATAATACCTCCTTAAATAATTCTTGGTAATACCATACGCTCAACTTCTTCATCTGTCAATATAAAATAGCGATTTCTATTTACCTTATGGATGAATGGAAGCTTTGTGACCTTCAGATCAACGCCACACGCTTCACCGTACTCGCTATGAAATGTCAACCAAGAGAATATATTACTTCCCCTAGACCACGATAGAATGTTTCTCATTCCCACTATTCCCGTAACATTGTCAGGGGTTTGTTGGTTATATATACGATCTATATCAAGTTCTTTCATGCTCCTCCTTAAATTATTCTTGGTAATACCATACGCTGAACTTCTTCATCTGTCAATATCCAAAACGTAGAATCTCTGAAGGAACTTACAGAATTTGTTTCTTTAATGATGACAGGATTAGTCAATGTGTAGTTTTTTATAGTGTATAATGTCAACTCGCAAGTTCCACAAAAGAACCCACGCTTCAATATGTTTCCAGACTTTGGAAGACGGGCATTAATATACAATTTCATACTACCTCCTAAATAATTCTTGGTAATACCATATCAATTACTTCCTGTTCTGTCAAGGAGAAATAACGATGAGTTTTACTTCTTAGTATAGGTTTGACGGGAACTGTCAATTTCAGACGAGTCATTCCCATACCTTCTCTACAGTAATAGAGAGCATCATATTGCCCCATTCTCTGCCACATGATGCGGTGTCCACCAAGGTACATCCATTCATCTTCTGTTATTTCAACCATATTACCTCCTAAATAATTCTTGGTAATACCATACACTTAACTTCTTCATCTGTCAAGCGGAAAAATCTACGAACGGGATGTATTCCGATAGCAAATGAACTGCGAGTATATTCCCTTATAATAGTTCTCTGATTATTTATACTGACGTATTTCAACATCACCACAGAAGGGTGTCGCTCCCAGACGATCATATGCTCATCGCCAAGATCCATCATGTACTGGCGTTCGTTGATTTCTACCACATTAACCGCCAAAGATAGATTGATATATAACAAGTGGTAATGCCAGAATCATAGCAATTGCAAGTGGAAAAATATATGCAAACATAAACCCACCAAGGAATCCATATTCACCATCACACAGATGATCGCCTGTAAGCTTATATGAACACCAACAAAACAAAATCGGGTAAACAATCATTGCGACCAGTATACCTAGTCCTATCAAATATTGCATAATCATAATAACCTCCTATAGTTAAATAGTTCAATATTTTATTGAACTTTTATTGAACCTGCCCCTAAATAGTTATAGGAGCAACTTATGAAATACACTATATACAAAATTACGAATACTGTCAACAACAAAATTTACATTGGTAAACATAAAACCGAAGATATAAACGACAACTATATGGGTTCAGGATTACTCATTGAACGGGCGATAGAGAAATATGGAGTTGATCATTTCACTAAAGATATTTTATTCGTATATGATAATGAGCAAGATGCTAGTGATATGGAAGCTAAAATTGTTGATTCCGAATTCATCAAAAGAGCAGATACATATAATATCAAACTTGGTGGTACTGGTGGATGGGATCACGTAAATGCTAATAACTTGGGTGTTCTAATCCATAATCAGAAAAACTATAAGGAAGCTCAAAAACTTGGACACGAAAGAGGGTTTGCAAAGATTAAAGAATTGTCGGAAACTAAAGAATTTAAAGAATATTTTAGTCAAAGAGTTTCGGAGGGGTTGCAATTAGCAATTTCAGAAGGAAGATATACTCCAACATCACACTTCACGGGTATGAAACATACTGAAGAGTCAAAGAACAAAATCGGATTAGCGAATTCTAAACGTCAAAAGGGATCTGGTAATTCGCATTATGGAACAATGTGGATATATAACCTAGAACTAAAAGAATCTAAAAGAATTAAGAAAACAGACCCAATCCCCAATGGTTGGAAAAAGGGTCGTAAACTTAAGTTTTAAATGATGTCAGCGGGGGATGATTCGAACATCCGACCTACCATATGTTACCGTGTATTGCCAAATCGGGGAACCGTTACTACTCGATGTATACCTTTCAAGATGGTTGCAACCACCTATCTTCGGGCATCCCGTCACCTTAAGCCTTCAATACTTGTCAGAATTACTAGCACTGCATTGTACACTACAATAACTCGTAACCTGCTTTTTTATCTATTCACGATGGTTGCTCCACCACCTGAGCTACCCGCTGTTTATGTACTTCAAAAATGGAATCAAGCGACACGGATTCGAACCGCCAACTCCTAGATGTCAATGTTGTTTGCTTGGGTCAATTAGTCCCGCACTCTTAGAAATACTAACGTCTTCGCCTACGATCGATTGGCACTTGTACGCTTCCATTCCCACAACTTCTAGGTATTTTTCTCTATTAAACTACCGCTTGTATCTATTACTTCAAAATTGGTATCATTGGGGGGGGATTCGAACCCAGATACAATAATTTGTATCATTACCATTTCTCCTTCACGTTTCCATTTCCTTTGACTATCTCCAGATTTCGGGTATCGATCCCCTACATCCATTGACGCATCCTAGTTTCCATACTCGCACTTACCTCAATCCCCGTGGTCTTGTACGAGACACTTGGAGACATCCGCAATCGGCTTTCTTTCTCTTGGTGAAGGTGCTTTACACATTAAGCGACCCAATGTTCTTTGTTATGTGATCTATTATACACACTCACATCAATGTGCCAACATCTTTTTCTCTAAAATCCCCTGCCCCCCCGAAGGGGCAGGTTCTTTGGAGGGTAAGCCGTTAGGCTTGGATTGCCGACAGTTTACTGTCGATAAAACTTTCAAAGTCCACAAGCATGGTCTTAACATTGTCGCACATGCCGAAGATCACAAATTCTTCCATGATCTTTTCAGCTTGGTCGTTGATGGTAACTTCAGCGTTGAACACTGCTCCACCAATTTCACCTGCTTTCTGGAAGGCGTTGAACTGGATGTCCTGCGATTTTGCCATAGCAGTCTGAACATCTTCACGTTCCATCAGTCCATCAAATGAGAGCATGTCGTTTGAGTCAACGATACCTGCAACCAACTCAGCCTTGGTCATGCCGTCCCACAACTTGCGGTTTACTTCTGCGATTTCAATAGACGCAGTTTCCTGCATTCCGAGAACCACTTCTTCCAAACGATCCATCGCACCTTCTACCATACGCTCAACACGATTGCGAACTGCGTTGTACTGTTCGTCTGTGGCACTTGTATTACATTTTCCTTTACACATAGTTTCTATCTCCTTGTTATTTATTTGTTTAATAAAACTCTCTCTATTTCAGAAGGACTCATTGTATACGGAATCCGTATCAATGTCAATCTATTTTTGATGCTAAATAGCACACATAGTTATTATCTCCTCAAGAGTGATTTCCATATTTGGATCGTCATCATGTTCATACCAAGTCAATTCCAACCCTTCAGTTTCCAAGGGGAGGTGAGATCCAGTACGGATTTCCAAGAAGAGACTTTTGGCGTTTTCGCCCTGCGGGTCTTCGACCATCGCATCAGTGCCATCATAGCGAACCATCTTCACACAAGTATATAGTGCTTCGATCGTTCCCATGCCTTCAAGCTTATTCTTCAATTCGTAAATGTGACAAGCACCTTCAACATCTGTAGTACAGAATTTCGGGACTTGGTTAAAATGACTGTGTTTTTTCTTACGCCTTGCACTCATATTATATCTCCTTTGTTAAATTGTGTCGATGATACTCACATAATATTCGTGACTTGTCAAGTGAAAAATTTCATCAGGGGGAGCATAGTCCTCATCTAGCACATCTTCACCATCAACCTCTGAATACTCATAGAAATGCTCATTGTCAACATAATCACCTCTAATTATACGATAGTTGACTTTAAAAAAGATCCCCTTTCCAAGATGATCATTATCACCATCACCTTGGTAGACCCCAATAGCTATTTCCACATGATCGTGGAAGTAAATTAGATATGGTTCGCCAATAACCATATCTGATATGTCAACCCGTTTCATTATGCGTTGAACTGATCGAATGTTGGATCACTGCCCCAATCTGGATCGGCTTGCAATGCCTTTTCAAGTGCATCAAAGTCGCCATCGTCAGGTTCAATCACCGTTGATCCAAGTTCACTCCATCCCGCAGGGGCAAGTGCGTCCAGACTTGTATCCATACCACTGATCATAGTATCATTCTGGGAGTTGTTCTGCAACCAGTGCATTACATCAGTCACCACGATACATTCACCATCTGGAGTGTTAAGCCTTGAGTATAGATACTTCGATCCCGCAGGAATCGTTGAGAAGTCTGCCTTCACTTTAGGTGCAGGAGGCGTTGCAGGTTGCGGAGCATTCTTGTCCACACGCTTCATGTATGGGTTGCCGTCTTCATCAACGTCCAGTTCGTATTCACGATGGAATGAAGTTTCACGGTCACGCTTCATAAATTTGTTGTTCGCATATGTTTTTACAACCTTTATATTATTAGTCTCCAATGCTGAACTCTTAAAATTAAGATCAATGAGATCGTCCACGCAACCAGAAACTGAAATATAGGATTGTGCATTCTCCATTCCAATATCAGTGCCTCGCTCACCTACAATCTCACGATAATATACTTTTTGATATTCTCGCCATGTGCCACCAGACATCACAGTATTAGGTTTTAGCATATAGATTTCGGAAAGCAATTTTCTGCGATCTTCACCGTCCAAATTATGCACGACATTCTCCCGAATAACGACAACATATTTCTTCAACTTTTCACTTCTCGTAACTTTTGACATGTATAATCTCCTTAATCCTTAATAGCCTCTATAAAAAATGCGACCCATGCACCTATACACAACATCGCTAATGTGTGATTGATTATAGGGCAAAAAATTACAAATGCAAGTAAAAGTTTCCTTAAAAATGGAATCTTCTTCATTGCGCGAAAAAATGATTCTCCTGATATTGCTGATAAAATCCATACCACTGCACATAGAGAGAATAATATCACCAGTAGTGCTAAAATGTAAAGTGTTAATTCCATCAATCTCCTTTCGGGGTACTTCGTTCGAGTAAATCCTCTTTTATAAATTGCAAATAATCTACGCCTGTGAGATTTTGACCAAACCACACTCTATGCGAATACGCAATTCGGTTAGCCAACCCATTAGTATCATCTCCAGTAGTTGTTATATCATGTGACTTGCCCAATGTCAATATACATTTGACTTTATTTTCAGTTGCAGTTAGTGTTGGTGTCCGACCTTCAAGTTTTACTAATATTTTCATATTGTCTCCATTATTACGTGTTTGTGAATATCATCATCGTTGAGTTCGTATATGGTCTGGGAAGAAAACGTTCCCTCACTATCATACACAGCCCACCTGTCATTGTCACGCACTTCTATGCCCATTTCTGCGTGACGGAACATCATTTGTCCTAATACATGATTAGTGTTTGGACATTTTATTCCAATTATCACGATCTTACATGGAGTGATTGATTCAAAGATCATATAATATTCACCTGCTACCATTTCATCTCTAGTCACCAGTTTCATAGCATCTCCATAAGAATATGACATTCTACTTCGGATTTGTCAAGCTCAAAACACCAAACAGTTGAATGTGGCGCACTCAATTCGCAAAACCTTTGATCCTTCTTTCCAATAGAGTGTGCTATAGAAAAATTATGACCAACCACCCATGATAGAACATTATTCAATATTGCAGTTCTACATGGGACATCATCACGATCATATTCCTCAAACGCCCCGATAATGATATCGGGGCGATACTCCTCATATGTCTTGTAGAAGAGGTAAAAGTTCCCTTTCTCCAAGGTATCTGGATCTACATAAGTCACATTAGATTGCCTCCGTTACAATATGCATTAACACTTCTTCATCAGAAAGAAGAAAGTGTATGTCGTTCTCCCTCATAGCGTATTGGTTAGCGTATTGGCTAACGGTATATTCAGCCCCGCCACCACCACTCTCATCAATTTTGAGATGATCATCGCACCTATTAACTTCAACACATTCTATAAATTTAAGGACTCCGTTAGCGATTCTAATCATGTGGATGACTTTTCTATCACCCGAACCGTGTTCACAAGTGTAATTTACAACATATCCATCATCTGGAAAATCTTCTACATCCCATATTAAAGTCACTATAGTTCCCGTGTCAACATTTCAGTTGTCCATCCTGTGGTAATTCGATCATGAACTTAGTCCATTACTTCATCAACACAGTAATTAACCAGATCACCAACAGGACGCTCACGCCACATGTCTTCAATCACGGTATCCTTACGAGGAACGAACAATGAATCGTCAATTTCCTTGTTGAATTCCTGCTCAGTGTAGAGCATAAACTTCATAGCATCAATTTGATCCATGCCCAGATACAGATCCCGCTTCGCATCGGTGTCTGCCATGCCGTCAGGTGCTGATGCGAAGATCCTATCAACCGTTACATCCTCACGCTCAACGCCCAAAATGCGTTCACACACATTACGGATTTTTTCCAAAGCTTCCGCTTTCTTTTTATCTTTACTCATTTTTATTCTCCTTAGTTTGGATTTATTTTTTAATAGGTCGTCATTATAGCAACGACTGATCACTCTGTCAATATCTTTTTTAGATTTCTTCAATTACTCTGTTACGAACATGTGCCTTTGCTGTCATCTTCTTAATACTCCAATGGAATGGATTAAATTTCATATCATCCATCGAATCAACGACAGGATTAAATATAATCACTATCCAGAATACTGGAGCAAATATGAACCAAAGTATTGAACCAATAAACATTGCAAACTGTGATGTATCATAATCACTGTCGTGGAAATACTCAATGAATCCTGTATGATCAAAGTGGCATATTACCAACACATACGATATGTAACAGGGGAATATTCCTGCGATCCAAATAATCCACCAGATCATATTGCACCGTCTTCACTTTCACAAATTTCATGTAATAGGAATTCTCCAAGGTACTTGTTCTTGAGGGTTTCCAACTCTGCTTCAAAATCCTTGTTAAGATTCTCCAGAGCATTAGCCAGAAAATCTGTCATCCCAGAAACATCAATTCCATTAAACCGTGTATCAAAAACATTCAACGTGGGTATTCGCGTAACATCCTCCTGCGATGTCCCATTCATACGAACGCTGAATAATGTGGTATTCTGAACACAATCACCCTCACTCTCATCAATGAACACCGTATAACACAGTTCGCCCACATTTGACCTAGCATACCCATGTCCTGTGGATGCTACAATACTCTTAGTGTGAGCTTCAAAGTAGTCATAGTTTTGATCAATTGTGATAAACACTTTATCCTTTGGGATGACTCTTGAATTGAGTAACATGTAACCCAACTCCTCATATGCCCAAGTACCATCGTCAGGCTTTTTACTGCCAACTACAAATGCGTCAGATACTGCCACTTGATCATCAACAAAACCCAATGCTTGTGCCTTCAGATTATGAAAACGTATAATGAAGTCCTGTTTAAGTGCCAAAAAGTCTTGAGCAATTTCCCGCTTTGCCTTCTTACAGATTAAGGGCATGTGTATTGGGTGTAGGACTGCAAAGAGAGTCGTATCATCTGCATATCGGGCGTTTCCATATCCTTGTGTCCTAGCAGTATTACGATATCCGATTCTCTGCTTTACAACCATCTGATAGTCACCGGCTTCGAATTCCCCACGTTTAACGATAGAATTGATGTTTCCAATACACTTGCGGAAATATTCTCCAAATCGTTTAACATTAATTGGTGCGAATTGCAGTCCTGAAAATATTTGATCAGGATCTCTATGCCTAAAAGCCTCCAAATCTTGGAAAATCCCTTTAGTCATCAATGACCCTATTACTGTATCTGGTTTAAGTTTGTTCATATCGCCTCCGTTGTTAAGTTGCGCCTATTATACATACTGAATACTCCTTGTCAACCTTTTATCTATTGTATTTCTGAGCTTTATGCTAAGTAATTATATGAAGAGTGTTCCGTATGCTAATTTAAAGAAAGGCGAATTATATGCAATGTATAAGAAAATGTCAAGTAGAAAGTTGGTGGTAATATTCCAACTACTCGATAGCCAACCAGTTATGGACACCTTTTCCATTATCACCGTGCGTCATGCATGGTTAAGTGGTATTGATAACGATCACACAAAAATGATCCAATATCGAGATGATTATGCCACAGACTTATCACCTGATTCTGAAAACCTCTTTCACCTAGACTATGATGAATATCAAAGTCATTTTGTAATTCCTCAATTATAGTGCTTGACATATCCAGTTTTCCTGTTATAGTACTTGCAACTTGAACGACACGGAGGTTTTTAAATGGATATTACAATACAACAGTTCAACAAGGTACTTGACGTACTATTGACGGACAATTATGATTACAGAGCATTGGTTGAGCGAATTGCCCGAACCAATCCACAGGCGATCATAGATTCTATGAAGGAATGTGAACTCAAATACCCACTGTTGGAAGGATTCGCAAAGGCGGGTGAGAAGATTCAGGCAATCAAGCACGTTCGTAATATTAGCGGATTTGGACTTAGAGAGGCTAAGGAATTTGTTGAAGATTATATTGCGGGTATGGGACTATGAAGCCAGTACTTCGTAACGAGTTAAAGATAGGGAATTATTATGTTGCCTACGCTAAAAACACTGCTACCACTAACACCAAACGAAAGTTATTGTTTATGTTCCAAATGGGGCAGTTTTCAGATAGTGTGGACGCTCCGATCTTTGCATACAGTATGACATATGAAACTAGACCAAGTGAGTACGAATCGGAACGATATAGTCGTGAGGTAAAGGTTGAAAAACGCCCTATGGTGCTTGGTAAAAATTTCTCATATTTAGAATTGACAGATGAAGAATTTCTTCTTCACTCAGTAGCGGAAAACATTTAGGAGGTAATATGCAAGCTATACACCACACACAAATTCGCAGACATAAGCTTTATATGATGTATCGGAATAATACAGTAAATAAGCAAAAGCAATTGACGTTTTTTAAATATATGGGCAAGGCGAGTACAGACTCGATCTTCCTAGCAATCTGCCATGGTAAGATTTACCAATCTGGTAATATACACGCAGTCACTGAAAGCTTTTGGAGAGGTCAGGAACTTCTTCCAACCGATAACGACCAAGGGACTAGTGAGATCTATGAAATCACCTTTGATGAATTCGCCCACCATGTGGTTGCTGAAATTATCTAATGAAAGTTGTTGACAAAACTGAGAAAGGTAAATACTATATTGCGTATTGGAGTACCCCTGTGACTAAGATTGTCTGTGCATTCAAGCAAGAGCTTGAGCCGATTAGTTTATCGGAACGATTACCAGATGAGCATATTGGGTACTGGAGACTTAACAGTTGGCTAGGATATGAGGATCATTGGGTTGAAGAACCTATAATGAATACCCTTGTATCGTCATTCTCATTTGAGAATTTGGAGTTTAAAGCAGTACTGTTTGAATTAAATGATGATGAAATTGCTCATCATATAGTAATGGAGATAATATGAATGTAAAAGATATAGAACAACTAATGGGCAGTGGTGTATTTTGGACACTTATAATTACAGGATTTATAATCCTCATTTCAAATTTCATACAACACTATACAGCAGACCCTCCTAGAGAATTGTTCCATCTTATGGAAAAGGGAACTAATACTCTATACTCAATTACAGTTGAGCAAACTGTTGATGGTGAGTGGCTTATGAAAAGAGAAGATGGTGAAGTTTACAATCTTGGAAAATATAATATGGTGACTAATCCTATTACTATCCAAATTCTTGGAAAATAATAGTTGACAGGATTTCAATTTTAGTTATAATAGCGACTCAATTAACAACGGAGGTAGTTATGACATTGGATACAGCACTTATTGAATTAGATATTCATAAAAGCTATATGAGATCACGTAGACTTATTGAACGGGAAGGCGTTGCCGTCAATGGGGTCATAGAAACTGATTATTATCGTGAAGTTAATTTAGAAGATGATAATATATATGTAGACGCTGAAAAGAAGAAATATTCCTAATTAACACTTAACAACGGAGGTTTACAATGAGTGCATGGGTAGTAGAAAAGAATCACATTAAATATTTGGTAGGCGTGGCGATGGGCATGGAATTGCAGTATCGCTTCCAAGGTCAGACGAAGACGATTGATGATCCGATTCACATTGCTAACACACTGTGGGATGCTAACAAGACTTCAGTCGAAGTTCTCAACGGAGATCAACGGGGTTGGTATAAGGAATTGCAGGGAGAAGATGCTCTGAAATACAACTATTCCCGTTCTGAAGAAATTGATCCGATTTACGAAGATAATATGGAGCAGGTATTCAAGGCATGTCAATGTCTGGAATGTATGTCCAATGAATTTAATGCTTGGCAGGATAGTGAAGCTTATGCTATATTGTCTGCACTGAAATTGGAATCTGCGGAACGCATAGTCACCGTTTCACCCACTTACACTCTGGCTAATTGGGGTAGTGGTGAAGTTTTCCAGAAAAGGTAAATATATCCACAATTAGTGGTTGACAAACTTTTCAACCCATGTATAATGGGCAACCTAAACAAACAACGGAGGTCAGTAACATGTGGATGTGTGTAAATTGCGGTCACGAGTGCGAAATGGATGAGTTTTACTGTCCTAACTGTGCGCAAGACCGTGTAGGGTATATTGATGGAGTTGAAATAAACTCTGATGTAAAAAATAGTAAAAATAACGATTGACAAATATTGGAAAGTGGTTATAATAGATCACATCAAAAGATAACAGGTAGAACTGCCCACGGTGGGCTTAAATAAAACACAAGGAGTAAGATTATGTATAGTATTGATACAGGAGCATATACCGATATGCTGAAAATTCACGACCAGACCAAGACCCCACTGTATGTATACGGTGCGCCGGGGATCGGTAAATCGGCAATTCCTCGTCAGGTTTTTGGGGACATTGCGAAGTCTGAAGGTCGTAATTTCATGGAATGGAATGAAATGACCGAAAAGGACAAGACTCTCGCCATGAAGAAACCTGAAGACTATTTCGTCTTCACCGACTTCCGTCTGGGTCAGTGTGATACTACCGATTTGCGTGGTATTCCTAACATGACCAAAGGTGGCGAAGAAGGCACTTTGGAATACATGCCACTGGCATGGGTGAAGTATTATGCTTCAAAAGGCGCACGAGGAGTAATTTTCTTCGATGAGCTTAACCTCGCCCCACCTGTTGTTGCAGGTCAGGCTTATCAGATCATCAACGACCGTGTTGTGTCTGATATAAAACTGTCTGATGATGTTTTCATCTTCGGTGCAGGTAATCGTGCTTCTGATAAGGCACACGTATTCACCATGCCTTTCCCACTCCGTGACCGTTTCTCGGAAGTTGAAGTTGGTGTGAATGATGAAGAATGGTGCAACTGGGCATGGAAGAATAAAATCAACCATCACCTTATCGCCTTCATCAAGTGGAAACCTTCCGCTTTGTATCGTCCTGCCTCTGGTACGGAAGATAAGGGTTCAACACCTCGTGGTGTGGTTCGTGCCTCTACTCTGATCGCTAAGTGTGGTCTGCCGATTGAGCACCCTACCGTACATGCACTGACCTCCTGTGCATTGGGTGAAGCATTCGCTACCGAATTCGGTGCGTACACCGCAGTAGCTTCCAAGATTGATCTGGATGCACTGATGGCGAACCCGAAATCCGTAATGGATCTCAACTCCCCAGACAAATGGTTCGCAGTTTGCGCACTGTTGGGTGAGAACCTTCGTAAGCTTAAGCCGAACGATGAGAAGTCCAAGAAGATGTTCGCAGTAGCACATGAACTTCCGCAGGAATACTGCGTGGTTGCATTGAACATGATTCGCACCTCGTTCGATTCCAACCCTAAGTTCAAGACTGCGTTGGCGAAGTATCCTCGCTTCAAGGAACTCCTTGAATCTGCGGCCCGCTACGCACTTGCCTAATCGGTAAGTAGGGAACGACAAGGGACAGGGTAATTCCTGTCCCTTTTTTCGTAAGGAGGTATTATGAAGCAGATTGATTTTAAAGATCTTGAAAGTGGTAAGTATTATCTCCGATATCATGAATCAGCAGGAATACTCCACCGCAAGATGGTTGAAGTGTTCATGTATGAACGGGACTGTCTACTGTCAGGATTGATCCACGGAAATGTGAGGGTTAGACTTCGTTGCACTCTTAGTCCTGAAGAATTGATACTACACACTACAGAGATTCCCGTAGAACGACTTGGATCTATGACACTACTGGCAGAAACTTACGGTGGATTGTTTTTTGCACTTGACGAGACTGAAAAATATGCTATACTGATGTCTCAAATATAACAGGAAGGAATAGGATGAATAGCAAAGATAGAATAACCGAATTACGTACCGCACTGATGTGTGCCGTGATTCATCTTTTTAAAACAGACCCTAAACAAGTCTGTGATTTATTCACACTGGAAGATATGGAGGAGATTGCGGTAGAGACTGATCACTTGCAGAAAGAAAAGCTTGGTGAGATTTACAAAGACGCACTTCGTATCCCAACAAAGGGAAAAAACAATGGCTAATGTATTTAAATTTCACTTCATGCTCTGGGATGAAGAAACTGAAATGGAACGGGAAATTGTAAAAGAGATTCCATTAAAATGTACTGATGATGAATTCATGGAATGGTTGCAGAGTGACCGTATTGCGGATATTCTTAGCGACCTTGAAATCCAGTACGGACTTCATGATTTTTTCGGCGGTGAAAATAAATATGGTTGGGAAGTAGGCTTTTGCAGTGATGAAGTGTCTGAGGATAACATCGAACCGTTAATGGCTAAGTGGTATGCTTTGCTGAAGCAAGGTGGACGTGTTGACTGAAATCGCTCCAGAGCAGTTGTGTGAAGAGGGATACTACCTAATCTATTATAAAACATTAGATCGGACTTGGGGATTTCGCCAAGATATAATATTCTGCAAGCTTTATGATCGTGATGAAGCTTTTCCAAGATACACACTGCTTAGTGGTGATTCATTTAGAGGTACGGTTCGGGGTAAAGATATGATGGATTATAATATCATCCCAGTTTCAAGCATCACAGATGGAAGTGGAATATTTGTTGGTGAGAGAGATGACATCATTTTTCGCTTGACAGATGATGAGATATTAGTGCATATTCTAACGGAGACTTTATAATGAAACGTATTGATCTGGATGGAGTAAAATTTCGGACGGATAAAGTGTATTTGGGATATCACCCTAATGCTGACACCGTACTGCAACATCTTATGTATTTTAGATTCACTAGCCACAATTGTATATTTATCAAAACATTGGGGGGCTTTGTCCATAGGTCTAATGAGGATCGCAACCCCCTTGAAGATAGTGTGAGATCATTCACAACAGCATTTATGGAGAAGGATCGGAGTTGTCATTTCTTAGAACGTAGTGGTTGTGAAATTTACGAACTGACTGATGATGAAATTAACAAACATATACTAATGGAGATGATATAATTATGAGAAGACAACGTACTAATAAATCTGGAAGTGAATGCCAAGAAGTATCATATAAAGAATTCAGAAAGCTTCAAGATGATGGTTGGTACTTCATTAACTGCGATCAAGGACGCTATAAAATGTTGCATCATGATGATGACCATATTAAGCGTATGAAGAATCGTAGAATTAAAATGGTGTGTATGTAATGATAATATTTTGCACAGAGTGTTGTGAGGAATACCACATTGAAGATGATGGTAATTATACGTGTCCAGTATGCGGAACTCAACATATTGAAATTATTGCAGAATAATTGTTGACAACGAATGAGAAGTATGTATAATAGGAACCCTAAACAAATTAAATAAATTAAGGAGATATAAATTATGCTATATAAAGATATACAAGATGCTATTAAAAACTGCACCGCAGACATTGAAATCATCGAACCAACTACTGCAACTGCCATGTTAGCTACTAATATTGGGAATCGTACCCCTAGTAATGCAAATATCCGAAGATTGACAGATGCAATGGAAAATAATCAATGGATGTTTAACGGGGAATCCATTATTATAGGATCTAATGGATTGTTGTTAAATGGGCAAAATCGTTTGATGGCGGTGGAAAAGTCTAACGAAACTATTGTAAGTGTTGTTGTTCGTGGCGTAGATCCTGTTGCATTTAAAACTATGGATCAAGGTCAAAAGAGAACAGTTGCCCAAATTTTGGGTATCTTATTCAAGTCTAAGGCGATAACGGTATCCTCTAATACTGTTGCAGGTGCCGTTCTCAAGTCCCTGAAAGATTATTATGATGGAGAATATGGTAATATGGGTGGCACTGGCGCAGGGTTTACTGGTGCAAAGGCTGAAGCAGAATTTCAAGAACGTCCAGATGTTATAACATCACTACAATTTGCTAATACGTTCGGAAGGGCTAAAAAGAAGTCGGTTCCGATTACCCATACTGCTATCGCAGTAGCTCACTATATCCTAGTAAATTTGGATAGTGGCAATTCGGAACTACAGGAAATGGCAGAAGACTTCTTAACAGTCATATGTACAGGACGTACCTCTGCAACATACAAATCGCATAATACCGATTTGCTTGCTCTGCGTGATTATTTAATGAACCAACCCCTGAATGGTTCTGCACAACGTTGCCGTCTTTATGGCACATTATTCAAATCATGGAATCGTTATATCAATGACGTTCATCTCCAGAAGAAGAATGGGTTTGTACACCGCAAATCTAGTAAAGTTGGATTTCCAACACCTAACATGATTTAATATCAAAGCCCCGATTCAGTCGGGGCTTTTTTATTGCATTAAAAGCTTGCATTAGTCTCCAGATTAATGTAAGCTTTATTTAAATACGGATACAAACTACATAGAAACAAACTATATCAAATAACGAAGTAACTATAAAAGGAAACACGGAAACAAATGAGCAATATAAAACTGCTAGATAAGTTCTTAAATAAAAAAATGTCAATGAAGAAGTTGAGCGATGAAACATTCGAATTGATTCTACCAATTTTGGTAGATGATCTATCACAGATGGATTTCAGATTGACATATGATGATGACACCTTACAGAAAGAATGGAAAAATCTCTTAGCTTACAAGGTTGAGAAGGATACTTCTGCCCAGAAACGAAAGGGTATGAAATTGTGCGAACACTTCATGCCGAACTTCTACACTATTGAACTGAAGGGTAAGACCTTTGAAGAATTATGGAAGGATCGTGATCTATTAGAGAAAACAATCCGTATGAATAGAGGAGTGCCTAAAGCTGACGGAACTAGGACATGGGGGCATTCAACGCCACTTATGTCTGAATATAAGAAAGGTTGCTATACAGGCTCAGGACTTCCAATTCCAACCCTCTTCAGACCACACCATGCAAAGAATATTGTCTCTGGATTTGAGGGGCAACGTGTCCTTGATCCATGTATGGGATGGGGTGGAAGGATGCTTGGAACCGTTTCAGCAGGGAAAGAGTATATTGGATTCGAACCGAATCTTGAAACATATCTAAATCTTATTAAGATGGTTAACTTCTTGGGAATTCAAGAACATGTAAGACTTATTAACGATGTTGCTGAAAATATGGACAAGTATGATTTTGGAAAGGTTGATATTGTATTAACTTCTCCACCATATTTTGACCATGAAGTATATTGTGATGGTGAAGATCAATGTGAAAACAAATTCAGCACCTACGATGTATGGAAAACGGATTGGCTTGCAGATGTTATTAAGAAAGCTATTGACAAATTGAATCCAGATGGTGTATCTTGTTGGAACGTTCACAATGTTGGTAAGATGAAACTTATTGCGGATGTTAAGGATATTCACGACAACTTAGGTTTTAATAAAGTCGATGAATTCAACTTGGGGTCTTCAGTGCGCCCATCTAGCAATACAACGAATGCAACTACTAATAAGAATGCAGATGTTACAATATGCTATAAATCAAAAACTGCGAACATGATTGCAAACAAACTCAAAAAGAGTAAGCGTTTGCGAAAGAAATAGGTTGACAGATGATGTGATTCATGTATAATGGATCACATCAAAACAATTTAACAGGAGGCATATTATGGACGAATATGAAACATGGATACTATTTCTAGTTATTGGAATGACAATCCTTGTTATAATTTTCTGATTTAATTCCGAAGGAAGAATTTGAAACCCTTCAGGAACATGACAAACGAAAAAATGAATATTGTGAGGAAAATGGATTGACATTGTTGCGGTTTCCGTATACTATGAGTCCAGTTGAAATTGAGGAAGGTATCCTCTCTTTCGTAAATTAAATTAACATTAACGCAGGAGGTATATTGTGGCACTTGTACGTTTCGAGGATCTTCTTCCTCATGAAAGAATTATTAAAGGGAAAGCTTTTTTGAATAAAAGTCATCCTTTCTTTGCTCGAATTATTTTGAGCATGAAATCAACTGAATGTCGTGATCCAGAACGAATTCCTACAATGGGCGTGAGTAAGTATGGTCGCTTATATTGGAACCCAGAATTCGTGAAAACCCTTACACTGGATGAACTTATGGCTACGTTGGCACACGAAGCGATGCATGTGGCAACTTTGACATTTGACCGTCAGAAACATCGTGATCATGAGCTTTGGAACATTGCAACTGATATTGCGATCAACTACATCCTTACATCAACTGGAATGCACCTTCCTAAAGGCGTACTACTTCCAGAAATGGATGGAACGATGCGTCTTGACAAGGCAGGACTGACTATCAACGTCAAAAATGTCCCTGCTGAAAAGGTCTATGAACTTCTTGAAAAAGAAGCGGAAAAGGTCAAGGAAAATTACAGTACTATGGACACTCATATGCAAGGCGATGAAGATGACCAAGGAAACTCTACTGGCGATGCGAAAGGTCAGGGACAGAATCAAGCGAACCAACAAAAGTGGAAACAAGTCTTTACAAATGCGGCAACTTATGCTAAGACCCGTGGTAAACTTGGTGGTGCTTTGGAACGTATCTGTGACGGTATCCTTACTCCGAAACTGAACTGGAAAGACCTTCTGAACATGTATATCACTCGTGAACTTCCGTTCAACTATACGAACGCTCGTCCGAATCGTAAGTGGTGTGCTACAGGGATCTACCAACCTTCATCTCTCAAGGAAAACCTTGAAGTTGTAATTACGGTTGACGTATCTGGTTCTATTGGCGATCAAGAGTATAAGGACTTCATGAGCGAAGTTTGCGGAGTCTGTACTGCCTATGAGCAGGTTAAAGCCCGTGTGCTGTTCTGGTCTACCTACATTGATCCGCAGGATGATAAGATCATTGACCGTGATACTGCTCAAGATTTGCAGTCTTACAAGGCACATTCATCTGGTGGAACGACTTTCAGTTGTGTTGCTGAGTATTGCGAAGATAACAACATTACGTCTAGCATCTTTATTACGCTGACTGATGGATACATCGAACGCAGTCCGAAAGTGCCAGATGGAACGAACATCTTCGTCATCTCCAAAGGTGGGCATGATGATGTCTGTCAGGAGTACGGTGTATGCTGTAATCTCGCAGATGATGGTGAAATTTAAAAACTGTGGTTCTACCTCCAACCACTGATGCCTTCGGGCATCGGGGGTGGGTGGGACTACCTCCCCCCGCTCACCCCCAACCTTTTTAGGAGAATGATATGGATAAAATCGTACTAGGCAGTGATATTAATGACTATGAGAGAGCGGTTAATGACCTTCTCAATAAAGGTTGGTTGGTTAAACCAAATTGTGGTGTTAATATTGAACGAAATTCAACATCATCGATCACTGGAGTACTATTATCAATAGTGTTGTATAAACCAAAGCATGTGAAATGAAGATCGTTGATGCTCCAGAGGACATCAACTGTGAGGGTAATATGAAAGAAATACGATGCAATAATTGGAATGATAAGAAGGGTAATTTCAGAACTGATGAAATTTACTTAATGTATTCTTGGTCAACGGGAAATAAAGGCAAAAATTGTAAACTGGTGAAGTGGACTCCGAAAGGATTCACTATAATCATGTACGTTGGAGATTCCCTTGCCACAAATTTCAGTCCACCGAATTTGGAACACGTTGCATCCTTGACCCTGAAAAAAATGTTTTTTAAACTTGACAAAGAAGAGATAGACAAGCATTATATTATGGAGGTTATATGAAACCTGTAAAACATGATAAACTGGAAGAAGATATGTACTATCTGTCATATCGATCCTCAAATATGATACATAAAGAGATTGAAATAATTCAATTTCTGGGATATGATGACTCGTGGAAGCATATTTTGAGATATAGAATGGTCAAAGGTTCACAGGGTCTTGAAATTGGATATGGATTAGAACGACAACATCTGAAGGTTAGCAGTTTCCAAAGGGTTACAGAGCAGGATGAATGTAACAGAATTAAGATTTTCCAAGGAATGTTGATTGAGTTCTTTGAATTAGAAGCCCACGAGTTAATTGATTTTATATAATAATTTACTAAGTATTTTTAAGGAGACAAATGATGATAGATAATATTCAACTTCGTGGTAACATATGTACCTGTGGAGGAGTGTGGTTTTGCCACGATCTTCCAGAGAGTGATGCAAGTCTTTGCCCATATTGTAAGGTTAAAATCCCAAGGGGTGAGATCTACGATAGTGAAGATATAGCACAGCAGAAAGAAGATGGAGTCTTACCAGAACCTGTTAAGAACAGTATTGATAAGGCAAGTAATCCAAATAACAACAGCTTTGTTACTAAGATGTGCAAATTCTGCAAGAATATTGTATTCTTTGATGAGGTGGATGCTCCTAAAGCACATTTCTGCCCATATTGCGAAGACCGAATTGTTGATGTTGAACTTCCCAAGGAAGTGATGACCGAAGAACCGTTTCTAGGACTTGGCATGGACGAACTGTTAGACCAGAAGGTTATGGTTAAATTTAAAAGCAAAAACCCTTTCAACAGGGCTAAACAATTCATTTACGCAGGACTTGATCCTATGAGTGGAAATGTAAAGCTGATTGATGAAAGGGATGAATCTATCGTGTGGCGACCAATTGAAAATATCGTGTATATTGCTTTAAAACAACCCAAAGTATAAATTCTTATACTCACCCGAATCTAATTTCAACTGGATCAATTTAACATCCACTGCTTCGTTTGTGGTGATTACACTTTCACCATTTACGAAGAAGTCTTCGCCATATCGACCTTCTAGATATTTCATAATTGCTCCCCGATCCCAAAGTGGAATAGGGTTTGATGCTGTAGTTCCAATAATACTTTTCATAATTAAAGTTCTTCCTTAACGAATTTTAAAATCTTGGTTTTCTCTTCCAAGCTTGCCGTTTTCATAAAATTGAAAAGGTCTTTATCAACTTGCGTAGGCTTTCCACCTTTTGCAGTTTCTGATTTATTTGGGTCAGGTTTCATCGTATCACACCAAGGACACTTCTGCTTACCTGCTTTTAAGGTATAGTAAGTATGACATTTTTTACATAATACTTTACCTGCTTTTTCTGGCATTGCCATTCCATATTGTTTTTCCATAATTAACTCCTCATAATTATTTATCACGAATCCAGAAAAATCAAGTTGACAAATGAAACAAATTATGGAATACTCTGTCTTTCTAATGGAGGATATAAATGAAACTACTTAAAGATACAGCAAATTTAAAAGAAGGGCAATATTACCTGCTCTATAATGACCTCGTGGGCGTTGCCTATAAGGAAATGATTTTGTGCCAATTTAACGGAGTTAAACCTAGACTAGACAGTGGGACTGATTTTAACACATTCAAAATGTCTAAACTGAAGCTAGGATCTAAAACATTTGGCAAAAGATCAATGAATACTGAAAACTCAACTGCTATGTGCGAGTGCCGAAAGGGTCGAAATATGCTGAGTATATTAATCTACGAATTGGACGATGATGATGTAAACAAGCATGTTGTCATGGAGGAAATATGACACACTATCCAGACTTATTACAACTTCCAGACCCTTGTTACATACTCAACTATGATGGTACAACTCCACATGATCGCACGATACTGCGAATTGCCTCCATATTGGACGGCATTCTTATGTTTACGCAAGTAATGTACATTGAAGATGGTAAAGTTGTACGTAAATTATTGACACCGAAGGAGTATGATGCTCATGATATTATCTCATATGCAGACCAGTATTCCAACGAGGATAATGATATGCATTTTTTACTTAACGATGATGAGGTGCTTAAACATGTCATGATGGAGGAAATATGAAAATTATTGATAAAGCAGACAGGAAGGTTGGAGATTATTATGCAATATATCGTAAAACTAATGGAACTTTTAAAGGGTTCTCTGTCTATAAATATGAAAGCATCTTCGGAGAAATAACCGAACGATTTGTGAATTCCTATAATTACGGATGCACCATGTATACAGGAACCAAAGGGGCTTGCTTTGAGCATACTGAGGTCATTCACTATGAAATTAACGACATGGAACAATTTAAACATGTTGAAATGGAATTGATCACACAAAACCTTTGACAAGGTTTCCATTTCATGTATAATAAGCGACATAATAACAACGGAGGTAATAATGAATATGTGGATGATAATTGGACTGTATATAATAGCCATTCTGGTGTCTAATATCGTATCAGGTGCTATATCAACTCTTTTCCATCTGAAATGGAGTCTGGGTAGCATTAAAATGATGAGCGATATGTACGTCAAAATAGTATCTGATATTATCATAGGTGGTTCCCTATGTGGGTATATAATGATAGTAACCCAGAGTCCCACAACGTGGCAGGGGTGTCTGCTCCAATTCGCATGGGGATTTTCAATGTATGCACTGGCGTGTATCGTAATAGATGTTAGGAAGTATAACAAACTCCAGAAGAGTCTGGAACTGTTGGACATTACAACAGACGAACAATTAGAACAGTTTATCAAGGAGCAAGAATGATGGGTATAATCGAAGTGTATGAAGCAGGATCAACGTTATCAGTAGGTGGAGCAACTGGAGTTGTTGAAAAGGCAGTTGTCGGTGCAAATGCAACGGTGCAGTATCAACTTATTTGTTATCACCCAGAACGGCATCAGATGGTCGTATCTGATTTTGAAGTCACACCCGTAGAGGGAATGGTCAAAAAAGTCCAAATCGGATTTGCACAGGTTGTTGAACCAGAGCAAAAAGAAGTTACGATTTTGGTTGACGAAGCTGAAAGTATCGTGCATATTGATTCTCCTAATGAGGTTCTCATCAAAATGGGAAAACTAAACGAGGATGAAGTTGCAAAGTATCGGGAGATACAGGAGGATTATAATGGCAAAACGGAAGAACAAAAAGAAGAAGAAGGGCAAGAAGACTACACAATCTAATTGGTCTGCTATGGGTGAGGTTCGTCATGTAACACCACCTACTGGATTTGCCTTCAAAAGTCGCAAACGTGATTTGAAGGAAAAGCAGGATCGTGAAGACATGAAAGATTATTAACAATTGTTGATACGAGGATCGTTAAAGAACTAAATAACATCAACACCTGAAGGAGTAGTATATATGAAATATAATGTAATAAGAAGTAAAGTACACGGAATCGATGTGGTATATATGCAAGTGCCGAATCTCTTCACGGCATATGTAGGCTTTCACAGTCTCGCAGGATCTTACGGAGAGAATGACCAAAATAGCGGAGTTGCTCACTATCTGGAACATATGTTTTTCAAAGGAACCAAAACACGAACTTGGGAAGATATTGCAAGAGAAGGTTCAATGCTTGGTGGCATCCAGAACGCTTGCACTGGTCAATATAAAGTTTCGTATTATTTGTCGGGATTACCGCAGGACAATTTTGAAGGTGCGTTGGATTTATTGTCTGATATGATGTTCAATTCAACACTTCCACAGTCAGAGATTGATTCTGAACGGTCTGTGATCCAAGAAGAATTGAAGATGCATCAGGACAACCACAACTCACATTTCTTCGGTGAAATGGCTAAACGGTTCCATAACAGTCAAACGTCCAGAACAATCCTTGGAGATGAGGGAACGCTTGAGAAAATGTCCCGTGAAACGCTTGAACACTACTACAAGACCCAATATGGTCAGGATAACACTGTTCTGCTGATCATCGGCTCAATGCCTGTTAGTGAAGTTAAATCCGCAGTAAACAAGCATCTGAAGGGGAATGAAATGGTTGCAACGGCTGATCCGCTGATCGAACCTGAAATCGTTCCAATGTGGGATCTGAAAGAAGAGTTTGATCGCAGTGCAATTCAGCAGACATACATTTGTGAGCATTTCCGTGTTCCAGATATTGCCACACAGGACATTCATCATGAAATGTTCCATGAGCTTTATGGTGGTGGAATGAATTCTCTGTTATTCCGTGAAATAAGAGAGAAACAAGGGTTGTGTTACAATATCGGAACTGGCGATTGGCTTACAAACGGTTGTTCTGGAGTTGGGATTCTAAAGTCTGGAATTGATGCTTCTAAAGTTGAGCAATTCAAGGATGCGGTGCAAGAGGTTAAAGACGGCATCATCGCCAACGGATTTGATGAACAGGATTTCTTGGCAGGAAAGAATGCGATTTTGGGCGAATTCTGTCGGGCAATGCAAACTCCAGAATCAATGGCGATGCAAATTGCAAACTTTGAGCTTTTTGGGGTTGACTTTGACTTCAATAAGGACTATGAAGACTGTCGAAATGTAGACCTCAATGCCGTCAATGAATATGCAAAAGAGTTTTTAACTAATATGCAAAGCAACTGGTGTATAATGCGTCCAACTTTTTAACATATTTAGTAATTTATTTCATCATTTATTGATAACATTCACTAAATAGTTATAGGATGACTCGAAATTCGCTACTTCACAATCCTAGACAATTTAAATAAGAAGTCCTCATTGAGATGGTTGTAGCGACCTACGAGTATCAATGGGGATTTTTTATGTCTAGAAAGTTAACAACCGAAGAGTTTATAGAAAGAGCCATAATACAACATGGAGATAAATATGATTACTCTAAAGTAGAATATGATAATAGTTATACTAAAATTTGCATCATATGTCCAGAGCATGGTGAATTTTGGCAAATACCCAAAAACCATCTAGGTGGAAATGAATGTCCAAACTGTGGTAGAAAAAATAGAGCTAAAACACAATCACTGAAAATAGAAGAATTTATTACAAAATCAAAAAATAAACACCATGGATATGACTATTCTAAAGTTAAATATGTAAACGCTAGAACTAAAGTCTGTATAATATGTCCAAAACACGGGGAATTTTGGCAGACTCCAACAAATCATACTCAAGGTACAGGTTGCCATAAATGCAACATAGAATACCAACAAACTATATTTTCTTCAACCGCTGATGATTTCATAATTAAAGCTAAACAAAAACACGGTAATATATATGATTATTCAAAAGTAAACTATAAAAACAATCACAGTAAAGTCCTCATAATTTGCCCAGAACATGGCGAATTTTGGCAAAAACCTAATAATCATACTAACGGCAATGGATGCCCAATGTGTAAAGAATCTCATGGTGAGAAATTGATTCGCACAATACTCGAAAATAGAGGAGTTGGATTTGAACCACAAAAACGATTTGACGATTGTAGAGATAAATACACCCTGCCATTCGATTTTTATATCCCAGAATATAATATTGCAATTGAATTTGACGGTATACAACACTTCAAACCTATTGAACATTTTGGAGGAGTACGTGCATTCAAACTAACCCAGAATCGAGATAAAATTAAAACCAAATATTGTATTGACAAATCAATTAATCTATGTAGAATACCATATACAGATTTAGAAAACATAAACGAAATTATTGAAAAATTATTAACAGAAGGAGAGTAAATGACTAAATTATATCAAAAAGCACGAACTGGAAAAACCAAATACATTGAACTTTGGACAGAGGGCGAATTTCTCTGTAGCAAGTGGGGTACGATTGGGTCTAAGGAACAGTCTACTCGCAAAGAGTGTGAAGGTAAGAATATTGGCAAAGCCAATGAATCTACTCCTGCTGAACAGGCTATCGTTGAAATGGATGCTAAGATCGTTAAAAAGAAAAAGGACGGTTATGTTGAAGATTTGGAAGCAGTTGTTGAAACTAAGACTGAAGAAATCGACCTTGATAACATTCCAGAAAGTTTTTGCCCAAGTAAACCTGCAAAGGACGCTCCCGCTTCAGCACTGAAAGATCCAACACTGTTTGGTCAGTTGAAACGCAACGGTCACTGTATCATTCTTATTAAGACTGAAAAGGAATATGTATATTCCCGTGGCATGGTTCCGCTTCAACACCTAAAGAACATTCCTGTGATCAAAGAGCAATTGGACACTATGGCAAAAGGTTCACTGGTGCTTAATGAGTTCTGTTGCGTACAGGCTGATGGTAAAGACAGTCCTCGTAAAGCGGGTGAAGTTACTCGTCAGAAAACTGAAGAAAAGGCGGTTAAACGCTACAACGCCCTATCGGTTGAGAACACCTTTGAAGTTGTTCCGTTTGACATGATGTTTATGGACTATAAGTTCATCGGTAACACCTGTTACAAGACTGAACGCTACCCGTGGATGATTGAAATGGGTTTGGACGTTCCTGAAATTCTTGAAGATTGGAAGAAGTTCTACGAAGAAAACCAAGGCGACAAAGATGGTGACATTGAAGGTCTTGTTCTTCGGGTTGAAGGTGAAAAGTCTAATATCCGCTTCTCCTTGAACGGTAAAGCTGATAAATGCGGTGCTTGGAAACAGAAGTATGTCTATGAAGATGATTTCATTGTTACAAGTGCTGAAAAAGGTAAAGCGGGTAAACAAGCAGGGTTGTACGCTAAATTCTTCATCAGTCAATATGTAGATGGGGAATTAGTTAGTTTCGGGAAATGTGGGCCAGGTAAACTGTCACATGAACGCTTGAAAGAACTGACCGAAGAAATTGATGGCGGTGAACTGACATTCCCGTTTGTGAATGAAATCGAATATCAGAGTCGGCAGGACGATAGTGGATGTTGTGAATTTCCACAGTTCATCCGTGTTCGCTATGATAAGAAACCTGAAGAATGCATAAGGAGTTAATTATGAATTATTTTAAAGAAGAAAAAAGGATTGTGATAATCGTATTATCGATATTACTCCTCCTCTCACTCAAAGGGTGTATTAAAAAGGATGAAGTTTTGCCGATTGAACACCCAAAACCTGAAAAGACTGATGGATTCATGGAGAAGAAATCAAATCGTATTAAGGCTAGACAGTCTGCCACGGATCGTACCAAGATGCCAAACGGTTATAAAATAGTGACAGACGGTAGTGAATATTCTCTAGTATATCCAAATGGATATCAGAGTATATTTGAACACCCTAATAAGAAAGAATGTCTGAGGCAAGCATGGAGCCTTTGGGATAGGGATCATCAAGATCCAAAATATTGGAAGGAAGTGGAATTATGAAAGATAATATGTTAAAAGAAATTGGATGGGGAATTCTGGAATGGATTGGGAAATTCCCTATTAGGACTACGTTTATCATATTCCTTGGAATCATCACATTTGCACTGTCAGGGTTTGTGAGTGGCGTATGGCAACTTGCACTCAATGGAGCATATTTATTTATCACTTCGGTCATAATATTTTGGGAAGGGCCGATGGTATAGCCGTTAACATGAAAACTCGGAAAATTATAAATGTCGGTGCATGGTTAGAGTATTCTGATAAAGATGACGCTTACACGGTTCACTTCAGAGATCGGCTTGACCGAACTGAAGTGATATCCATCCAAAGAATTACTCGACATTCATCCTCTGGTATCGTAGGATATATTCATGAGGATGTTAAACCTCGGAAATTTAAATGGAAATGGTGGGCGAAGATCGTCCGTGACCGAAAGAGTTTAGAACTCTTTAAGGAGTGTGGAGATGCGTGTACAAGTCGGTGAAAACTCTGTGAAATTAATCCCAGAGTCCAAATTTGAAAAAGAAGCACTTGAACGCTTAAAGCGTAGAGGCATCAATAAAATGGAATTCCAAGACCCTTGGAATTATGATGGATTTCTACGCTTAGAGCATAAACTGCCTTAATTGGCATAAACAAAGGAAAGTAACATGAGTGAAGAATTAAATACTGGCGAACTTCGCCTTAAGTTGGAAAATCTTGAACGCAGGAAGCGTGAGCTTCAGGCTGAAAAGAAGCGTGATACTAAGCTTAAAAATGAAGAAATTAAGGAAGTTGATGACGAGATCGGATACTGCCTTGATGATCTGGAAGCTATTAATCTCGAAGATTAACGGTTGAACACTTAAACGCTAAAAGGGTGACTATAAAGTCACCCTTTTTCGCAATTCCACGGTTAAACGCTTAGTATCCCTGAGAATGCTTTCTGCGTCTTTCTGCATCGACATCAACGGTAGGAACGACTGGAACCACTACTACAGGCTCTTCCACCTCAACGGTTTCAACAGGTTCTACAACCTCAACCACTTCTTCAGCTACTTCAACTGGTGCTTCAGCATCAGGTATTACTTTTTTTGTTGCTTTCTTTTTACGTGCCATTTTTAAATCTCCTTATAATTATTTATCATATCAGCCAACTATTTGCTAAATATTTTACGATTAATTAGAATACATACACTGAAAATGATATAAAAAGACTATTATTGAAAATGCTGAACGCTAAATATTTATAGGAGAAATACCATGTTTGGAATACCTACAGAAATTCTATTTGGAATGGTTACGGGAATATTATCATTTTTCGCTAAACAATCTGCATATAAACGTCAAGATCAAAAAGAATTGATGGAGCTTGCTTTACGGCAAAATTCTCAGAATAATGACCACGCTAATGATGCGGCTAAACGATCTTCTCCAGTATTCCGAAAATATATCGCACTAATTATCATATTAGTATCCTTTGGAGGTCTATTATATATGGGAATTAAAGAGCAGGAGACTGCAATGTTAATTGCAGGGAAAAGTAAAAGTGTAATCTTTGGCTTGTTTAAATGGGAAACCGATCCCAAAATTATAACAACTACTGGATTCTTCCTAGCTGATTATATCAAGTACGGAGTTATTCAAGTTGTGAGTTTCTTATTCGGTGGAAGTTTAGCAAAAGCCTCTAGATAGTAAAAAAAAAGCCACTTTTAAGTGGCTTTTTTTATGTTCGGTCAGCTAGTGTGTCCATCAATTGGACTAATCGTTTGGATCTTCGTCCAACGTCCGTATACCACTTGGAATCAATCATCTCCTTTTTAGCAGAATAGTAATCTTGACTCTCCAACGCTGATTTGAAGTTTTTGAACTTTGAAAGTTTGGTTAATCCCATATTATATGACATGTCAACTAACACAATCTGAGCTATTGGGTCTAATTCATCAAAATTATTAACAAATTGTTTTGCGTCATTCAACGCTTGAACCATTAGACGCTTCAACACTATTTCAGCCTTCGCTTCATCGACAACTTCGTTACGATTCTTGATATTCTCAATATCATATCCAACGTTCTCTAATTCCTTTCTTATATGAGCGGTTCTTAGGTTAAACCCAAAACCCACGCTCGGAATACCTTCTGAATCTTCATAGACCCCTTCACGGAACCCTTCTGCCCATTTTGTAATCGGGAGTGTCTTATTGATAATAAAATCATCATTTGCCCTCGGTTGGACGGCAGGAGTTTGGTTGTATTCCTTGGCTCCATTATTAGCACCCGCTAACGCTCCAATACCCAACGCTGATGCGGTTGCAAGGCTTTTGAATGCACCCTCATTAATTCGCATGATTTCTTCCTCGTATAATTTATCGAAATTGTCCATATAATTATTTACAAAAAAAGACGAACTAATGTTCGTCTTTTGTGAGTTTTTTACCAATCCTTTGATGTGTTACCATATTCAGGCGGTTTACTGTATGCTTTCTTTTTCTTACGTTTCATCGCTTCACGTTTTTCTTCCGCTATACGTCTTCGCATCGCTTCAACCTTCTTGGTACGCTTATTCTTCATACCTTTAGCTGAATAGCCCTTATAATTAGCATATTTTACTGTTCCGTCATTCATAAGTTTTTGAGCTTCCTCCATTCTTCTCTATTATTTGTTCTCTGATATATTCGTATATTGCGACCCTATCGTCACCATTATACTGATCCATTTTCTCATCATGTAAGACTTTCCTTGCGGAAGTCATTGGTGTTGCCTTCTTGACATATTTTAGACATTCAAGCACTTGATCCAATGCGCCATTCCAATATGCCCGTCCAGTTTCTGGAATAGGCACATCGGACTCCCGACTGCCCCTTGTACGGTCAATCGGATATTCTTTAATAAACTTGATCATGTCAATAAATTCAGTGACATTGATCTCGACCTTTTTAGGTGGTCTTCCTCGTTTCTTCGGTTCTGCTTTCTTAGCCACGTAAAGCCTCTTTTAAATATTTCTTTCTATGCTCACATAGGAAATCACTATCACAAGCACAAATACCTTTAACAGAGGATGGATTCTCAATCTTTCGCTTAATCCGCTTATTCACAATCTTCCATGTCATCTTTGATGTTCTTGGAGTTCGTGCCTTATCGGAAGCCATGTCGTATTGATCAGACGCTTCCGTTGAAAAGACCATAAAATCCTCATCTTCAAGAACCCATTCTACTTTAGTCATATATTTCATAATAAAAGATCGGGGAGGGTTTTACCCCTCCCTAGTGATTTTAGCCTTCAAAAGATTCGAGACAGTTACCTGCGATATGACGCTTCCACGCACCACGGGCAATCTTGTACTCATAAGACTTAGTTGTAGGGTTGGATTTACCACCCTTGCAAATAGTCCACTTCTTACCAAGGTACTTCACCGAATCACCTTTGCTGAATTTTCTTCGTGTACTCATTTTTCATTCCTTTGTTATTGTTAATTTAGTTCTTATCTTTACTACTGAAGTTATCAGTATATCATACGAAGCTTAAGGATGCAAGCCTTTTTTGAAGCTTTTCATAGCATCTTAATATTTCTTCGATAGTATCTCTAGGTTTGTAATATTTCTTCAGCTTATCAATGTCCATGACATTGTTCACCAAGAATAATCCCTGAGACTCGTGTAATTCCTCTTGTGTTGTTTTACCACCTTTAAGACCCATCGCTGTTGCCATTTCATGTATTGTATAGTTTCCACTATTGGCTACATTGTAGACTCCACACTGATCATACTCAACCAATGCTTCAACTGCTTCAACGATAGTATCGCAAGATGTCACGGAATTAAATTCATTTAGAAAGTTGTTAAACTTAGGTAGTTTTTGAAGGAGGTTATTGCGCCCTTGAGCCACTTCAGAGTCGAAGATGAGTCTAGGTCTGATAATTAGGTCATCGTTAGCTAAATAGCCTTCTCCTGCCCATTTTGACACTACATAATTGCAATGCGCAGACTTGAACGCCTCTTCATCGGTTGCACCCTTCCCTCTTGTGTCATAAAGACACCCTGTTGAGATCTGGACAAACTTAGTGTTTGTCTGATGACAGGTTTTAGATAGGTATTTTGGGAGTTCTGCATTGATAGACATTAACTCTTTAAAATTGCTCTGGTATTCACACCAACGGGTATCACTTTTGGCAATGCAATTAACAACTGCATCATATTGTCGAAATGATCCCAAGATTGCGTGTGGGTTTTGAATTGGAGAATTCATTGTATCACTCCATTCAAACTCATCACGCCCTAACACTGTATAGCCGTGGCGTTTAAACACCGCCCCTAAAAAGCCGTTGCCCAACACCAATATTTTCTTTTTGTCCATTATAACCTTAATTCTACGACTTCTGGAGGTGGGTTGTGTCCCATAAACATATACGCTTCATCCAGACACGATACGTTATGTATTTTAGTTCCATTATCCATTTCGGTAACTCTATCGCCAGTGTGGATATGACCACAAAAAACATATTGTGGATTCTTATCAAGAATGATCTGTTTCAACGCCTTAGACCCAAGATGTGAATCTTTAGTATTTCCATACACAGGTTGATTGCAGTTATCACCATAACCATAAGGAGGACCGTGACTTATCATAACATCAATATCGTCAGGCATCCGCTTATCCCACAGTTCAAAAAGGGTCTTTTCATCACTCATATGATTCCAATTCATGAAATTGACCGTATTTGGAGTTCCGAAGAACTTAACATCGTCAACGATGATAGATTCATTGTGTAATAGGTGAATATTTGGCATACCATCAAATGCGGTGCTAGTCCAGAAATCATGATTACCCTGAATCATGATAATCTCTTTATTGATCTGTTGTTGAAACAGATCCCACTTGTACTTTCCACCAATGCCAGTACCTTCCCATACATCCCCTGCACATATGAGCAAGTCATATGAGTCTGGGTCAATTTCATCTAAAATGTAATCGAATATATGAGGTTTCCCATGTATGTCGCTAATCGGTAATATCTTCAAGTTGTATCCTTTTATTCCTCTTCTCATGTTCATCAACTGAACACTTCCACAATGACGCATATCCTTGGATATCGTCAAAATTATCTTGCTTGTAGGGATTCTCTGCCATTCGTGCTAATTTGTCAAGCACTAAATATGCAATATGTCGCAGAACATATTCAAGAGGTTGTGGAAGTGACTTGCCCTTCTCACGCTTCTCAAGCCAGATGTTCCACATTCCCTGCGTAGTGGTAAAATGGTCAATAGGATGACCATAGTCGTTGCCACGCTCGACCGTTAGGTTATCAATTTTCATATCCACGGTTATCCAACTTACCTTCAAAAATTTCCAAGAGTTTTGCATTGATTTCAGGGTCTTCTTGGTATGTAGGATCTGTGTTGTAAATATACACACTTCCAAAATCTACATTTTCAGTCAATTCAGGATTTTCCTTCAATAACGCCTTCAACGCATCAACTGATCCGTCTACGGCATCTGAATCCATGCAACAGTCCGTGCTTGATGCGAAGACTATCGCCCTAACGATTATATTGTATTCTTTCTGTGTCATAATAATAAGCTCCTTTAAATGTGAACCTATTAGAACACACTCAAATCACATTGTCAATATATTTATATTAAAAAAATATGACAATTTTCCCCCAACCGATATCTAAATATTTATAGGAACACGAAATTCGCTACTTCAAATCCTAGACAATTTAAATAAGAAGTCCTCATTGAGATGGTTGTAGCGACCTACGTGTATCAATGAGGATTTTTTATGCCTAAACGGTTAACAACAGGAGAATTCATACTGAAATCCAATTAATACGGATATCGTATAAAGAATTTGGCAATATAGAACTCATATTAGGAACTATATTGCCAAACTCGTCAAGCCATATTTGAATTTAATTTATATTTTCAACTTTTTAGAAGTTGCACCCGCAATTACGGTTGGATCAAGCTCACTAATTAGTGAGTAGATCGCTTGTGTTGTCTGACACGCCAAATGAGTGTTATTAGATAATTCCTCATCTGTCAAGAACCCATCATGGCAATATTCAATAAGCACGAACCCTACTACTGCATCGTTCCAATCTATTAACGGGGACATTATCCCAAATTTAGTTCCACGATTAACCAAGAAGGTCTGAGTGAATGTATTTGAAATATTAGCAGGATCTACCCTATAACTTGAAGATTTACGGTTACACTGTTGCCCACCTACAGGATATCTTGCAGGGTTGATACTGAGTATCCCCTCAGTATCAGTTCCGGTGAACATTGGAGAGATCAACGGAGTCAACAGCGATGCCTTAACATCCTGCACCCCATCAAACTCTTGCGTTATCGCCGTTTCGCACCTTTCATGTGTTGCTGAAATCTTCCAAATTGGACTATTTGTACTAAACACGCTTCCGTTATGGAAAAGGAACAACCCTACTCTTGACGCTTTCGCACCGTACAGCAGTTTAGATAATTCCTGATTGATATCCCTATCGCAAGCTATCGACATTTGAACGGTTGTTTCATGATGTTGGCTATTTGCCGTTTTCGCCACATCCATAAATTTACCGATCAAATCTTTCTTAATTTTATTAAGTATGCCTACAAACGCTAATAGTATACAGATGCCAACTATACCACCTATATTAGCCATTAATAACGCCCATATGCCTGTAATGAATTCTGTCATTTTTCCCCTTTACATTATGCTCATGTTGATTGAATCCAATTCCTTTTGAGACATTGGCTTCTCCTTCAAATACTTCTCACCCGGATATGGCTCGTAGTATTTTACTCCGTTATCTAACATTGCCACCACAATTACGTGACCCACACCGTCTACATCCCGCCTATACGCGATATTGCCAACGGAAACGCCTTTTTCACCAACTTTCTCTGTCCAAGTAGTGGCGATGTAATTTCTTATTTCAACTGCCATTTTCATAGCATAGTCTTCACAATCTTTAGATCTCTTTAAATATCCTGCAATAGTCCAACCGCCGTCTGTCATCATCTGATGCGTCACCAGCAGTGCTTCGTCAAATTCATCCTGAGTTGGATTATAGTAATATGCATCACTACGTTCAACCTGCGCTCTTGGAGTTGCAAGTCCTGCTAGAGATTTGAATAAAATCCCCCACGCACGACCTAATTCCAATACATATCTGGCATTTGGGATGAGCCACTTCTTCTCTTCGCGATATTTATGAATAACTCCAAATACATATGCAAGTATCCAAAATAATAGAATAGTTGCCATCAACGATCCGATTGGCCCCATTCCCAACATGCCTGTATAAGCCTCTTGTTGATCGTTTGCAACATGTGGTGATACTGATATAGTATTCATATGATTTTGCAAATCTCTTACTTCATTATTTTCCATTTTCTCTCCTTAGAATCTTTCTCACGAAGTTGGAAATATATCTTCCAAACTTCCAATAAAATAGCACACTGCCATATATTAAGTACTTATTAAACTTACTGACACATAAAACCCCCATAGCTTCAAATAAAATCTGATTTATTTCATCCATGGTGAACTCATGACTATCTTTATTATCTATTAAGACATCATGAATGACACAGGCTTTACTATATTTTCCGATAGGTGGAATTATAGCCCAAAAGATTCTAGGAACACTTGCGAAGTCTGTCCTATACCCTTTTGGCACTTTAACCATAAATCCGTTAAACTTTTTTGAATAATACTCAAATGGAACAATAACCTCAAAAGGCTTATCCTTAAGAGAGTTATTGTGTACCAAAACTTTAAATGGTTTTGTAAAACTACTCATATAAATTCCTATTACCAATACTTCACTTCTTTTTCGTAATCTTGTTTAACCCAATCGGCTGATTTAACTTCGGAGTAAACTTCTACATTATCTATCAATCCAGTAAATGTTTCAATACCATTACGTGATCCGATGAACATAGCATCCCCGGACGCAAACGTCACGAGGTTGATAGAACGACCAGACTCTACACCATTTATATAGAATACAAGCTCACCTTCACTAGAGTATGTGACTACAATTCTACTTAACCGTTCAGCTATTATGCTACTAACTGACTTACCAACAGCGGCCGTTGAGGAGGATAATAACTTAATTTTACCACCGTCCTCTAATCTCACTTGCGGTGTACTAGTTAAGTTATATGCTATAACAGTTTGAGAACCCACTAGATCATTAGGATTAATAGTTGATGCTATTGTAAACACGCTTTTATTTGGTGCGTTAGTGGAGATGATGCTACTTCCATCAAACACCATTCCATTACCGATAATTGCATTGTTATTAGTAAGTGTATATTTATTGCTTAAATCCTTTACACCATCTCTTGTTGAGAATTCTAATGAATTAACGTCATAATAAGGAATTCTCTTAGTAACTAGCGTACCTGTGCCATCATTCGAATAATATGTACCATTCACTTGATCGTAAAATCTACCATCAGTTGTTGGAACCATATCACGGACTAAAACTCCAGACTGCCAGATCTTACATTGATGTATCTTACCATTAACCAAATTTGTTGAGTCTCTGGCGAATAAGTTAAATGTTCTAGAACCACTAAGAGTTTTACCTGATCTACTGCCGAGAATTTCTCCATCTAGTAGAAAATCACAAGAATCTATACCGTCTGCACGTATTGCCAAAGTATAGATTCGGTCTTTAACAACTTGCTCTAATGAAGTGTATGCTGTTCCGAATCCATATTGAAAAGCTCCATTACCCGACGCTCCCATCCAATAATATGGAGAAGCTGTTCCATTTCGCTCATCGGCTGGATCGTCAGTATTATATGATATTACTAACTCTACATCAGTATCAACACTAGGAACAATTCCTGTGCTAATATATGATCCTGTACCATCACTATCAACAACAAGAGCAGTTGGATCAACCTCTTTAGGAGGAGTATTCATAAATGTATTGAGTTGCTTAATTTCAGTTGGAGTTAGGATAGTATCATAGATTAATACATTACCTTCAGGCTCCCCTGAATGTCCGCTCGTGTATCTACTACCGATTGTGTACGGAATAGTATCATTAAATTTCCAACCCGCTCCACCATTATCAATACTATCGTAATACTCCCCATTAATATAAAGACTTAGATCATCAATCGACATTGTTATTATGAAATTAACAGTCTGTCCGATCATATCATCTGTATTGTTTAAGTTGATGATCTTTGGAGCTCCTGAAACAGCATATCCAAAGACTCTAATTACTCCGCTACTACTATCCAATACTAAAGATGATTCGCTACTACTATTTTTTGCGAACCATGTTCTACCTGCAACAATTTCATCTACTCTAACCTGAATAGCATAAGTTGCACCATTATTAGGATCACATGTTTCAGTTCCATTACATAAAACATCAGTAGTGTTGCCGAATTCTTGCATCTGAACTCCGTACTGACTTTCAATATAAACTGGAGTTGCGCCACGATCAGTTCCATGATTACCGTTACCGGAGAAGTCTTTGACATCGCGGCGGGTGATTTCAACATCTGTTTCTATAATAGCATCACCATTAACGATATTAGTATCGGTGCTAATAGACGGTTCATAATGATAAACTAACTCACCACTCTTCCAAATTTTAGCATACATTAAATCGAAGTTACTAAAGTTTGAAGAGTTTAACCCTGTAAATATTCGAATAGTCTGAGATGTTGCTTGAAATGTATTAGATGAGAAGTCGTGAATTAAACTTTCATCTATATAAAACCCTGAAGCTTCTAACCTGAACGTATGAACAGATAAATCAGATATACCTAAACCATAGATATGTCCAGAGTTTCCCCATGACACGTTCCACTCCTCTCCACTATCAATACCGAAATAAAATCTATTGTTTGCATTTTCATACAATGAACCATGTCGCTGGTCATCACTTATCTCATTATATTTACCTCGTACTTCAAAGATAACGGTATCATCTACACTAATGCCAGTATTAATAAATGTACTATCACCATCACCTCTAGCTATAATCCCGCCTTTCGCTCCATTAAGCTTGTAATAAGCCTTTAAATTATTTTTTTGTGGTATCATTAAATTTGTCCTCGTTTAATTCTATTCTCAACATCTCTAATTTGTGTCGTTGTAAGCGCGGAGTTGAATACTATAAATTTTCCGTAATTACCGTCAAGCGGCGTATATGTACCGCCACCAACATCACCTATGCGATTGATAGTTCCATTACTAGTACCGATTGTTGAGATATTCGACACTGCGCTAGTTTCTCCATTATTAACTGCATACATTTCATTCTCTGTTCTATTTATAACTAGGGACACTATATTAAACCCTAGTTCAGTATTAAGATTAATGGCCACATAAGCTACGCCACTCGCTCCAATCCTCACATTGAACCCATTAGTACTATTAAATGCCCATATAACATCTTCGCTCGGTAGCCCTGATACATATTTACCGTACATATTATATGCTATACCCGGTGTGCTATTTACAGTACTGCATGATATTATAGTTTGATCACCTGCAACTACAACACTAGATGCGTCCATGTATTCATTATCAGCGAATATAAGAGCGTCACCGCATACATCTTTAGTTAGAACTGGTGAGCCTACTATTGAACCTCTATTATCTTTCTTATAGCCGAAATCTGCTCCAGTTCCCGAATTCGGTAAGAATGCGCGAGTGACTGAATCAATCATTCCATTCTCTGTTGCAGTTACACCATATCGCTCTTCACCTTCAGCGATTGTATGCAATGACACTTTCAAATCATCAGTTGCAAGTTTAAAACCATACATTTTCGTTAGTTCACTTGTAGTGTGAGACCAGATACGCTTTTCACTCCATACTGGAGAATAGAAGTTTGCGGTTGTAATTGCCACATCTGCAACTTTTACACCGTCAACATAAATCTTACTACGAGAACCGTCACCCACTAAGCGAAGCACCATACGAGTATTCGGTACTAAATCAGTACTTGTAACGGCTATATCACTGGAACTAGAATTTCTAACCCAAAGTACCCAATTATTAGTTCCAATAGTTCTTTGAAATCTAAAGAAATCAGGACCACCAACATCACCTATAAACCAGACTAAACGTCCATAATTATTAAAATTGGATGAATCGTATGAGAAATCTATACTAATATCCCAAATACCTTCTGTCATGACTTTATCAATATCAAAAGCTGTTAAATCTAAAAATTGGTGTGCAGTAAGGGTTTTAGATAATTCAGGATCTTTTCTCCAACCCACATCAGCAATTTCATCAACAGAATCCATATTCCAATTAGCTTCAACGTGCTTATCATAATCGAAAGTACTTCCGTTATGGAAATCTAATGCTTCCTGTTCAGACCATGCACGATCATCAGTTACAATATCTGCATATGCGTAAATACCACTTAAATAGCCAAAATACGAACCATCTGTACCTTTACGCAATGGTAAAGCTACTGCGGTTGTTACATCGAATACTCCATTAACATATACAGTAAAATTAGCGCCGTCATATGTAGCAGTTATAGTATACCATTCGTCTGAGTTAAATACTGTATTAGTTGCAATATTTCTAGTAGAGTTATCCGTATACGTCATAAACGTTTGCAATTTATTCACAGTCGTGAACCTCATATAAGAAGCGCTGTCATTATTCATTGCTCTAAATATAGTTCTATACGAGAAGTCTAGTGTAGGTTTAATCCTGAATGATAAACTAAACTCACCATCAAGTACTTCATTAATTCTAGTCTTGTCCGTAAACTTTGCGACAGCATCACCATCAAAATATGGTGCAGTACCATAAGGAGAGTCAACAAACTCCACATCACTAGTACCGCTATATATTACGTTCTTGATTGGGTCATTGCAATTATCTGCGAATACTGCTCCGCAATCTTTATATCTTCTTATCTCTGACATTTATTCACCTACCGTTTCTTGACCTAAACCTGTAACAGCAATAGATCCCACCATGGACGTTAGATCATCCTGTACAATCAATTGCAATATGGAGTCACCGCTTACTCTAAATACAGTACCCAATATTTCTTTCAAATTAATATGTGCATGATATCCATACGTATTAGGCTGTTTACCTTTTTCGTTGTAAGAGAAGTCTGCTCCAAATTGAGAAAAGTCTCCGTTATTTTTGAAGTTGAATACTGTTTTCTGATAACCGTCAACTATTCGCAATACCAATCCATTCGTTAAAGGACCGTTTGCGGTTTTACCGAAAGTGGAATCGTCACCCTTATCAGAGTCAGTTATGTTTATTTCTATGTTTATAATATCAACAGGGGTTGCTCCTGCTCTCATAGTGAATATGACAGGTGTTACACTTCCATTAACTCGCATATCAGATGATACTATTCTTCCTAGCGTACTAGCGGATGGGAATATATGATCAATAGGTCTATCAATAGTAATCACATTAGTTGCAACATTAGTCACAATACCTATGATACTTCTATCACCTACAACATCCAAGAGAATAATTTCATTACCCACAGTTATTCCATGTCCACCAGTTGCCGAAAACGAATATATCAGAGTCGTATCCGTGCTAACTGGGGTATCTACTGATAATGAAAAGTTTGATAATGATTGAAGGAAATAGTCGGCAACAGGTGCGCTTGTCACATCCTGTATATTGACATCAATTGAGCCATCTGGTAGATTGCCTTGAACTATTGTTGTCCCGTTTTTTATTTTTGACATAATATTCTCCTTATCCTACTTCAACCCAGTCAAGTGAACCAAAGAACGGTTTAGTAGCTTCTGGAGTTACACATAATACGAACGTATCTTTTGTACCATCTATTGATACTCCAAGCTTACGAGCGACCTGAACAATGTTATTAACAGTGGATTTATCTCCTGAATATCCGGCAATTAGTCGGATTCCACCAGTAACAGTATTACTAGATACCCCTTTTGCAATTTGCACTGTTGAGTTCGGTTCGTCATTATAAGTAAATGTTCCGGCAACTGTTGGGTTCATATAAATTTCCCACAAGTATGTTGCTTTATCTTTTGTCCATGATCCAAAACCAGAGAAGTCAGGTGGAACATCAATATAACCATCCTTTAACCTCATACCGATCAATGCCGTTTTAACATCAGCGGTACAATTCTCACCATTACCGACAATTTCTTGTCCAATCGCACTTCTGGTAATACCTAATTCGTTAAGTGATCCTTCTGAACCTACTGTAGCACAAATTTGATCAAATAAACCTGATCCTGAACCGGTTTGACGGATTTCCCAACGAAGAGGTTGGTTTGGTGAACGCATGTAGACTTCATCTAAGCCGTTATTTGTGTGATTCGAAACGTGGCACGGTACGATTATGCCATCAATTACAAACCCCCATCTAACACGACCAACACCTAACCATTCAAAATCAACGAACATGATTTGGGATTTACTCCAATCCATAGTTATACCGCTCGGTCCTGTACCGTCTAATTTATCAACATTAAATGACGATTGCGCTGTTGATTCAGTGACTCCTCCTACATGTTGAATATTAATTGAAATTTCGCCATTGGAACTTTCTAGCCACAATCCATCTTTATCCGAATCAAACGGAGCAACGGTATTACTGGTGAAATATCCAACACGCTTAACAATGTTAGCTTCTGGTGCTAATTTGGAGAACGTCATGAAAATCTGTTGCGATTTACCAGACTGATACCTATTTCGTTGATATTCCTGTCTGATTACATAATCACCGCTCGCCGCTGTTTCTAATTCTACAGCACTTTTTGAATCAACGTGTGTTGCAGTTCCAGTACCATTTTCAACTGTATCAATCCAGAAGTCACGCCGACCGCCAAGCATCTTCAAATCTACAAGCGTTGTTACTTCTGAAACTCGCAGTCTGCCAAAAGCATCCATCTGAGGAATATCACCAAAACCTTGGTTTGTATTATCTACTATCCCAACTCCATTTTTACTTTGTCCCATGATATTCTCCTATTAGTTTCCTGCGTAAATAAGTGTAGTGTATGTTCCATCAATGTAATCAGAAACAACTGTTCTCAAATAGCGATATGCTTGTTGCGAAATTGCAAGCTCTGTAATTCCGTCAGCGATTACGTCTTCCCTGTCTATTTCTACCCAATCACTGCCGTTCAAGCTATGCTCTATTGATACGGTTGCGCCTGTTGTAGTGCTACCAGATACTATGACGTGAATTGTGAAATTGTGATAGTTTGAAACCTCAACAGTTGTTCCAGTTGTATTCGCAACAACGTCATCTAGGTTTGTAACTGGACCTAATCTCTGTAACAAGGCAGGATTTACTTCATTAATATCGACTGCATTCAACGATTGGTTATATCCTGCAATTACTTGGCGACCATATGTGTCATACCAAACATTTACCTCGTCACCGTCAGCCACGGGAGATGGAATAGTAGCTTCTGCAATGTTAACTTGCATACCTGAAAGGACATTAACATCAATTGCACTTAGTGTGGTATTATATCCTGCGATGATTTGGCGACCATACTCATCATACCAAACGGCAACGGTATCGCCATCACCTACTGGGGTTGGGGTTGTGGTTTCAGCAACGCCACCTTGTTGCTGTACGGTGTTAGAACTAGATGTTCCAATCACGCTTTCAGAGTCCAGTTCGATCATAATATCGCCACTAAGCGAAATCGGCGCACTGTTTATTTGATAGGTTAGTGTAGCATATTTACCCTCACCTGTGAGTGGGTATCCAATGCTCGTTAAATAGTCTGTATCGACGGGCCAAAATTTGCCGCGTTCTGCTACTGCTGTTCTATATTCTTGATCAGCATTAATATTATTAGGGTCTGCCATGTTATTTCTCCATTAACGGTCTTTTCAGACGGCTCGTATTGAGCGGAAGCTAAGCTTCGGAGCAAAATTGCTCGGTTTCAGAGAGAAAGTTCTCTTTTAAATACTTACGGAAAAAGTGCGATTAAATTTTAATTTAATCGCACTTTTCTCATTTTTATGAATTTTTGTAGTGTTATGCTTCAATTTTCATGATGAATTTGACATATACATTATTTGGTCGGGTTTCAGTACTTGTTCGCACTACACGATTATTATCAAAGCTGAAAGAGCCTGCACCTGATGAGTCTGGATTGCCGGGTGTACCCCAACGAGAAGTAGAAGGTGCGGTTCCGAATGGACCAGTAAGGTGTGCTACATTGCCGGGAAATCCTTCATCAACACCAAGAACATTACCCTGAATCCGTTGGTCTGCATCGTCCTGCTTTGTTCCAACATTTCTACCAGTTTTAACATTACTACCATCAACCCCATCAACAGTACTTGATGTGCGACTTCCACCATCTGGATCGCCATAATCGCCACCCCGTCCCGCATCTAATCCTCGTGGGAACATTCCTCTCATGTCTGGGAGATAAAATGTATTAGGATTCGGATATTGATCAACACCGTAAATGTCTCCAATAACTGTGAATAAATCCGAATATGTTGAAGTATCAAGCCCCTGACCATTACACTCTGCCCATCCGGTAGGAATGCCATCAGCCATCCACATGATCATACCACCAATTGGAGTTGTGCTTGTGGAGTTAATCTTACCTCCACCAACAGTCAATCCAACACCTAAAATTGTCTCATCAATCTCGTATAATCCAACCGAATCTTCAGCCAATGGAACTATTGAATTAACCCACTTAGAACCATCCCACTTCAATACATCATTATTAACTGGGGCTGGAGCCTCCACATCGCTTAGACTGTCTAGATCAAGTCCTAGAATCTCATTACTGTTGAGATCTAAATTGGAAGTCAATGTCACTTCACTGGTAGTATGACTTCCAAGGTTATCAGTTGCTAAAGTGTCGGATTCAAGATTATCAATTGTTCCGTTTGGAGAATTTACTCCACCGCCACCTTGAACCTCCAAATTACCATCGAGGTGAAAATCGCCCTTAAATGGTTCAGATGGAGATGCAATTGGATCTGTCGCTGAATCTATATCACCAACCGTAGCATCTGTGTGGTGGTTTCGTGTGTGAAATTTATTGTGAAATCTATTACTCATTTAATTCTCCTATGTTGGGAATGAGGTATCCAGAGCAACTCTACCCCAGTTCCCTGCTGTGCCGGGAGTTGATTCTCCTGAAAGACATACATATAGAAAGGTATTATCCTTTGCCATATTGTTATATTCTCCACCATCGCTGTCAGAACTTGGCACTGTTGTAAATGCAGGTAAAAATGTTACGTCAGCGGTAGATTTATCGTAATAATTATCCGTAACATCTGTGTTCAATTTAGCAAGAGCCACTGCACCATCATCAATCTGAGCAGTCTCAACTGCACTATTTTGGATTGTCCTTGTGGACACTGAATCGTCATCCATTTTCACTTCTGTGATACTACCATTCGCAATCTGGCTACCAGAGATATTATTAGGATATTCTTCCCAAATTCCAAGTCCCTGATTCCACTGCCAAGTAACATATGTGTCTCTAACGAAAACTAGAGTACCGTCTGATTTATAGTCTGGAAGTAATCCGATGCGATCTGCGTCAGTAACAACTGTCCTATATCCACCCCTTCCAGTTGCAGAGTCGTGAGTTGCCTCACCACTAACCGCAGGGAATAGAGTTCCATTTATATTAATATTAGCCATAAAAATCTCCTTTTAACTATTTAGTCCTACGTTCTTACGATTCTGAAGTTAATTTCTTCAATTCCTGTACCATATACAGGTTCGCCATTAATCTTCTGGCAAGTAAAGACGTAATAATCTCCTGCATTACCATGACCACCATCGAAATTATTAAGAGTTATAATGTTTGGTGGTAGCCACTCATACTCCATTTCTGGATAGTCTGGATGGTAAATTTTAAGGTCTCCAGAATCCCACTCATCTTTAGGAACTGCGATATAATATCTAAGGTCGTAAAGTCGGTCTATTGTGATTGTACCATCCATTTCAGGGGATAGTGAAGTCCATCTCTGGTTGATAGTATTTTCAATATCATCATCTTCTGGAATTGCAGAGTCTTCTAGCACACCAGCGTACAATCTCTTACTCCATTTCACATTCACATCTTTAGTTTGAACTAGTTCGCCATATGTCTCAATCAACTGCCAAGTGTAATCTCCACCCGAATATGAAACGGTGTCATCAATCCATTCAGTTGGAGTATCAAATCTAACCATATCGTGCTGTATTCCAACACTGTCAATAATGTACGCTCTTAATTTAGGATCGCCTCGGTATGAGATAGTGTCCAACCATTTGAAATGGAAGTCTGTGACAGGTCTACCATAATCATAATAATATACGCCGTCAATAAAGTCTACCAATGGTCTACTTTCAGTCTGACCGATTAATTCAAATTCAGTGATTCTCAATGAATCTGGATCAATCCCAGTATCCTTCAAGTTAATAAATCCAAGGCAGGTTTCAAAACATTCATGTAGCTGACGAAGACACCTGTTCAATGCACCTTCACAATGCAACTCATTAACACCAATTGCAATATCACCCTTATTATAATCCAACGGGACATACTGCTTCGGATTGAAATTATCAATCGAAACCTTTTCAAAGGTGTTAGAACTGATAAGAACCTGTGACCCTTTAAGAGCTAGACGGTACATGTTCAAATTGTCTAAGATTCTGTCAAACACACGGTTGTAGATCCAAGACGTAGTATTTTCATCTTGTCCAACATCCAACTGTGATTCATCCCATACTTCGTCATATATATTGAAACTAAGATCGTCCAGAAGTCTATCATACACTTCAGCCCTGTCGTAATATTTAACTACGTCATATTTAGAAGAAGCAAACAGGTTGTAATTGATGTCGTGGTATAAATCGCTGATATTCTTATCATAATACAATTCATCTGGAATTGAGATGCTACTATTGATGTAGTTCACCATAGTTTCACCGAATGATTCCAAAATAACACCAGACTGCCCAAACTTATAAATTTGATTCCCTGCGATACCGTAGAAGAAT